ATCACTATCCTTAATAAAGGTGAGTACTTATCTGAAAAAGATAAAGACAGTATCGATACCAAATTTAATGAATTATATATTAAATATTCACAAGTCTTAATAGATGAATTGCAAGACGATCGTCCTAAGGCACCAGTTATCTCTATAGATCAACGCATGACTGATGCTGCACGAGCGGCATCTGAAGAGATTGATTATGCTATTGATAAGTTTATCCATTCTAAATCATGGGACTTCAATACAAAAGCCCATCTATTATCTAATAACGTATCAGGTATGGTTGCTAAACGCATTGGTGATTATTATAAGCTTAATCTCAATGAGATCGATGAAGCCATGGTTGGTACAGATGAACAACTTACTGAAGGTTATTCATTCCTTACTAAGACGGAACTTAAGAAGTTTCGAGCTGCAATCCAATCTATCGTAGATGATTGCGCTCAACATCAGGTTACTGTTAAGAAACCAAGAGCCGTTAAGACTAAACCGCCAGCTGTGATAGTTAAGAAACTTAAGTATATGTTTAAGCATGATCTGTTAAACCTTAAGTCTATTAATCCAGCAGACATCGTAGGATCTAAAGAATTATGGGTGTATAATATTAAATATCGTAAGCTTGTAGCGTATGTGGCAGATGACTCTGATGTGTTATCAGTTAAAGGCACTACCATCATTAACTACAGTGTAGCTAAGTCATGGTCATGGACTCTTAGGAATCCCGAGAAGTTCTTTAAAGACTTATCGATTGGAAAACGCAGTCTCAATACAACAGCAAAGGCTTTAACGACCAAGCCTACAGTACCAAACGGTCGGATTAATGAAGAAACAATTTTACTAGGAGCATTCTAATGGCAATCGTATTATTTGAAAATGCATTTGAAGGATTACCATCCAGCAAATTAGCTATCAATTCAGAAAAGGTTATATCAGTATTTCAAGTGTTAGATCCACTTGATAAGAAAAAGAAACGTTTATTCACGGCTATCTATGCAGGTGTAGACTTAACATGGACGGTTAAAGATCCTATCCATGAAGTATTAAATAAACTTAACAAATCAACATACGTGGAATATGAGGAATAATGATAATCCTTGACTACAGCCAAATAGCGCTGAGTAACATCTTACCTTTTCAGAACGACATCAAGCGCCAGTCGCCTGAGGAGATTAAGAACCTAATTAGGCATACCACACTATCCACCATTAAATCTTATAAGAAGAAGTATAAGGAGTATGGTGAGGTGGTCATCGCGTGTGATGGCCGCAACTATTGGCGTAAGTCTATATTCCCGCATTATAAAGCACATCGTAAAGCTAACAGAGATAAGTCTCCTCTTGATTGGGCATTCATCTTTGATACCCTTGGAGAGTTGAGAGACGATCTCATCAAAGAATTCCCATATAAAGTATTGCTTATTGATACTGCCGAGGCAGATGACATCATAGCAGTGCTAACAGAGTATACACAAGAAAACTTATTGATTCAAGAAGGACTATTCACTACCCCACAAAAGGTATTGATCGTCTCATCTGATAAGGACTTCATACAGCTACAACGCAACAAGAATGTGCGTCAGTGGTCACCTATGCAACGTAAGTTTGTAGAAGGATCTCAGAAGGACATACAAGAATATACGATCACTCATATCGTTAAGGGTGACAGTGGTGATGGCATCCCTAATATCTTATCTAAAGATGATGTGTTTGTGTCAGGTGACAGACAGAAACCATTTAGTGCTAAACGTTTACCTGAGTTCTTTGAGAAGGGTATTGAAGCATGTAAGAATGATGAAGAGAAACGTAACTATCAAAGAAACCAACAGTTAGTTAACTTTGACTTTATTCCAGAGGAACTAGCTAAAACTATTATAAGTAGCTATGAGAATATTAAACCTAACGGTGATAAAAATTCTGTAATGAACTATCTTATAAAAAACCAGTGTCGACTATTACTCGACGAAATAGAGGACTTTTAATATGGCAACAACATTTTTACCAGAGATACTTGAAGAGATCAATCAAGATCCAAAGTTATTATCAACTAAGTTTAGAGGTAACTCAGCCCTCAGGATCGTATTTGAATATGCGTTCTTACCTGAGAAGAAGTTTTTATTACCTGAAGCTGAACCTCCATACAGACCAGATGCAGCACCTATCGGCATGAGTCCAGCTATCCTCACACAAGAGCTTAGACGCTTCTATGTATTCCTTAGAAAAGACTTAAAGTCTATCAAGCGTGAAGCATTATTCATTTCACTATTGGAGTCTGTGCATCCTTCTGAGGCTAAACTCATCATAGCTATCAAGGATCAAAAGCTCCATAAGCTATATAAAAAGATAACACGTAAGGTTGTAGAGACAGCTGGGTTCATCGCACCCGAGCAGCCAGGAACATAGTTTTACATAAATAGATAGTAAGCTATAGATCCGGATACTCATGAGTCTGGGTGAGTTTTAAATTGTCTTTATAATCAATAAGTTATGTTAGCATGTACATTAATTAAAGGTTATGGTATACTGTATAGTATGATAAGACAAATATTACTTTATAAAACGGATAAGATCTCGGTCTATTGCACCCCTGCAGTAGAACGTATGTCTATACGTAGGCTTACAACGTTTGTCAAGCAATGTGTTGCTGCAGAAAAAACACTCATCAAAGATATCTGTAAAAAATATCCTAGAAAATCAAAGGACGTTAAGTATACATTCTTATTTAAAAATTATAAGACTGATGAAATGTTAGGTAGTTGCGATCAAGAATATGATGATGACATTATAATCGAGCTAAACGCAAAGAATACTGGTAGTTTATGCAAAACTATTGCACATGAATTGGTTCATGCCAGGCAATTTATCTCTGGTCAACTAAAGTATAACGTTAACATCCAATATTTAACGTATGACGATGATAAGCATAGATACATCTATAGAAGACAGCCATGGGAAATTGAAGCCTATGCGTTGCAGGATAAAGGTTCTTTAAAGATGAAGAAGTGGTTATTCAATAATCCAAATAAAAAAATCAAATTGGCTATATAAGCTATCTTAATATTATGAGGAAATGTGATGTTCTTTTTTAGAAAACCAAAAATAGTTGTTGATTGTTTTATTGATGATAATCAAATCGCTGAATTATATCCTATACAATTAGCTAATAGATTTATCCCTGACTGGTGGAAAAAATTACCAAATTCACTTAATCTTTTAAATGAAAATAACGTTGAAATCCCAGTAAGCACCATGAAATATTGCGTTGGATTTAATAACATGTATTCTACTGGCATGGTTATTCCGATGTGGACAGATTTTTTTGTTAGTAATTCATCTGATAGACAAGAATATCAATTTGCAGATAGAATCTCAGAATTAACTCAACACGATACTGCGCAATGGGGAGATTCTTTTAAAAATCATTTTCATATTAAACTTATATCACCATGGGTTTTAAAAGAAAAAACTGGAGTTAATTGGACTTTTACTGAATTATTTTATAATTCAAATAACTCATTAGATACTCATAGAATTATGCCGGGAATCGTAGAATATAAGTACCAACATGTTACCCATATTAATATGCTTATTAAGAAAAGTCATGGGGATAGATTAAATTTTTCTGCTGGAGATCCTATGGTACATTTAATTCCACTGTCTGATAAAAATATAAAAATAAAAACCCATATTATATCTACAACCGAGCATAGTAAACTTCGAGGAATACCAAATACTTTTACAAATTATTATAATAAAAAAAGAAAAATATTACAAGATAATGAAAAAAAATGCCCATTTGGATTTGGTAAATGAATATATTTTATTTAGATAAAGATCCAAAGACTGCTGCACAATACCATGTAGATAAGCATTGTGTCAAGATGATATTAGAATCTTGCCAATTATTATCTACTGCGCATCGCACATTGGATGGAGATCAAATAATGGGCAAGACTGCAACTGGTCGTAATGTAAAACGTTGGCTATTATCTGACGATCGTAACGAAGTATTGTATAGTGCAACGCATGTCAACCATCCATCTGCAGTATGGTGCAGACAAAATCGAGACAACTATTATTGGTTATGGTGTTTACTTAAATCACTTTGTGATGAGTACACACATCGATATGGTAAAGTCCATAAGTGTCAAGAGATTGGTTTAGTAGATAAATTAAAATGGTTCCCAAATAATTTACCACTTGGTACATTTACTGACCCCACACCAGCAATGCCAGATCAATATAAGATCCCAGGTGATGGTGTACAGTCATATCGTAACTATTATAACGGCGAAAAGCAAAGAATGTTCTCTTGGAAGAAAAGACAAGTCCCAGAGTTTATAAATAAAGCTACAAGGGAAAATTATGCCAACATATGATTTTAGAAACAGAGAGACTGGTGAAGTGGTCGAACATATCATGAGTATTGCTGCTAAAGAAGAATACTTAAAACAAAACCCACATATGGAGTCCATCATTACTGGACAACCTCCTCTCATCGATCCATATAGATTAGGACTAGTCAAACCTGATAATGGTTTTAAAGAAGTACTACAGCGTGTCCATGAGAAGACTGCTGGAAGTAAACTTAACAAGACTAGTAGTCACTTTTAGGATTAATCATGCCAATAAATAAAAAGACCGGTAAGCTAATTAAACCAAGATCGCTTTCGCAAAAGTTAAAAGCTGCAGCAACAAGAAAACATAATATCATTACTGGTATAGCAAAACCCCGTAAGAAAAAATAAAATATGGGCCTTGCTGAACCCCATAGCAATATAAGTTCAGCTGTTAATAAAGGAGAAACACATGTTAACAAACATTATCGTATTTTTAGTAGGCGCTCATCTTGGTGCTAAATACCCAGAAAAAGCAACACTAATCGTTGATAAATCTGTAGCTTTAGTTAAAGCAGTATGGGCTAAGGTAGCAGGATTAGTGGCTAAAAAATAATGGCTTTCGAATTCGATTTTACTGAGCAAAAACTAGGTCAAATACTTACTCGTAATAAGAACGTCCACGAGTGGTATGAAGCAATGACTGTGCAGTTACCTCAATTTGAAGTAAATACTGCAAAACGTGTCGCAGCTTTTGTGGCTCAGTGTGCTCATGAATCCGCGGACTTCACGACTCTTCAAGAAAACCTAAACTACTCAGCAGACGCATTGAACAAACTATTTGGTAAGTACTTTGTTAAAGCTGGTAGAGACTCTGCTCCATATCACCGTAAACCTGAAATGATTGCTAATGTAATATATGCTAGTCGTATGGGTAACGGAGATACTGCATCAGGTGAAGGTTATAAGTTCAGAGGACGTGGTCCAATTCAACTAACAGGTAAGGCTAACTATCAAGCGTTTGCTACAGACTTCTTTGAAGATCCTGAAACCGTGATAAATGATCCTGACCTCGTGACAGATGA